GCACGTTGTTGGGGGAAACCTCGGGAGTCACCATTTTCATTGCCTTCAAGTGATGTACGTGAGGATGATTCAAAGATGGAAGTAATGGCGGCACTGTTGCGTTGAGTCTCCATGGCCCGATCTGTTTCCAGACGACAATGTAAAAACCGCTCACCCAATGCTGCCATGTTGAGGGAATATATCCGCTCTGTTATCCCAATAATCATTCCAAAAGATATGTTGGAAAAAGAAGCGGATACGCCGTTTCGATAGTGAGCCTCCAGAGACCCGTCGAAGATATCACGAAGTTCTCCGTATACATTTGCCAACTGTTGTGGATTGGATTCGAGTAGTAATGTGCCGTCCTTGACCACGACACATCTTCCTTGGAGCATAGGGATAAGATGAGATCCCTGTCTTGATCCAGAAACGAGTCCAGTAAATTTGCTAATGGGCCTGCTATGCAATTCATCGCTTGAGAGTAATTCACAGAGGGTGCTCTTTCCTGAAGATGGGCTGCCCACTAGGTACATCCACAATGGATCACCTTCAAGTGCAACAGCAATATGAGTGGCAATACCAATGGCCATGCAATCCAACATGGATTTGGTGACCGTCATTCCTTGGGCATATACATCGCATAGTTTCTGGAAGGAAGTACAGTGTTGGGGTTGGAGGAGAACAACTTCATCCATATGTATTTGACGTAGGGATGAACGAATAACATCGACCAATGACATTATGGGGTTCCTGACAGACTATTGTTAAGGTCTCTGATATCAAATCCTGATGGTAGATGGGCATGATTGGGGACAGTAATTCTACTCCAATCTATACAGTGAAGATTGATGATGTTGTGGCCACCTGATTTAATCCGCTTTGATATGGATTGCACGCCATGATCACCCGCTTCATCGTTGTCAAAAAGCAGTACGACCTCTTTATTATCCAACAGATATAGGTAGTTACTGGAGAAGGCTGATCCTGCGGTTCCTAGAAGGTCTGGTGGATTAGGACTTTTATCCAATATGGCTCTGAGAACAAGATAGTCGGCATGGCCTTCTGCCACCCAAATTTCTTTATTCCCTGTGAGTGATCCAAGTCCCAAGATAGAACAGTTCCATGGTTTAGGGCTGGAGTAGGTGATGTTGGTGGTAGTGTTGTATTTGTGTAATGCAATAATGTCTTTACGTGGGTTACGGATCGGAAACCAGTAGTCCAACCCATCATATTTTACTCCTTCTGACCTGAGAGTTTGAGGCAGTACACCCTTCTTAATGACACAGAAATTTTTAGCTGCTCGCATGGTTAGGGGTGGTATTGTTTCATAAAACTTACGCATGAGGCTAATGGCGTTGCCAGTCTCCTTGCAATACCAACACTGGAATACATGGCCTTCTTCTTTGCTGACAGATAGCTTGTCTTGCGTGGCACACCACATACAGGTGGTGGTGTAGTCCGTATCTGTTTCATTGTATGGGATGGAACAGAAATCAAAGAGTCGCATTGGTATCCCTAAATTGTTTGAGGACTTTGTCTTCGAGAGCATTGATACGACGAGTTAGGTCATTGTTGTTGCAGATCCATACAACACCACCCATGATGGATATAAGTTCCACCCAATCTTCTTTGGTAAGGATCACTGTCTCATGGTTTACGGGCAGCATGTCAATCATGGGTGGAACCAACCTGAGTTCTGGTTCAGATTGGTCTATAACCAATTGAGGTCGGTGTTTGCTTATTTGTTGTTTGCTCATAGTTTTATCTTTACTTCTTGATCCCAACGGTGAGTGATTAGCCCAATCTCTACTGGTGCGTAAATACCATACTGAGTTGCTGCGTCTTCCATACACTGTTTCAATGCTCGTACATGCTTTTTGGGGCATTTGGCAGGTACTTCAAAGTTAAGTTCGTCGTGTACTTGTAGTGCCACTCTCCCTTCGGGGTATTCTGAGGATAAGTAGTCATCACAGAGACGCATGGCACGTTTGACTATGACACCTTCAGCACCTTGTACAATGTAGTTGACCCCAGCATGGGCTGCTTTATCATATTGGCCTGACCACTTATTGAGTTTGTCTCTGAGTTCCAATGGATAGTCACCCAATGTTGTTACAAAGCCTTGTTGCTTTATTAGTAGTTTGGTCTCCTCAATAAATGCGTGAGCATGGGGGAACAATGATGTGACAGTCCCCCATAATCCCGGTATGCCAGCGGTCTGCTCAATCTTTTTAGGTGAAGCCCCGAAGATGAATCCAAAGTTGACATTCTTGGCGATGCGTCTTTGCCCTTTATCTGGCTTATCATTGGGGGCAATGTTAAATATCTTACGTGCTACAAAGTCGTGGGCATCCCAACCGGCTTTGAAGGCTTCCATCATTTCTTGCTCATCGGTGACGTAGGCAAATATCCTTAGTTGAAGCTGGGAGTAATCGGCAGTCAACCACCACTTACCAGTAGGTGGCCCAAAGACTGACCGCATAGAAGGTGACGCTTCCAACCATGCTGTAATGTCGGGTGCATCATCTTCATAGGGGTTGATTGCTTTGGTAACTGTTTGGAGTGCTGGGTTTTTAGTTGATACACGTACTGTGGATGTGCCTACGATATTGATGGAAGGATGCACATACCCTGTGATACTCTTTGACCTGCAATAGCCCATCAATGATGCCAGCTTTTTCTCATACTTCTTCAAGGACAAGTTACAGCATAGAAACTCTCGTTCAACAGAACCTTCTTCGGCAATGTTATGGCAGTGCAACATGGTGGCAGCATCGGCGGACGCAGCATGAGTGGCTTTGGTGTAGGAGATGGGCGTGAAATCCCACTTCTCAAATAGTAGTTCACGAAGTACGGCATTCGTGATTACTTCGAATCCAGATAGTTCTTTGACTTTACACTTTAGTAATTTTATCTGAGTGTGACAGGCATCAATGGCGGCAGTCAGTTCGGGGGTGTTCACCCAAATGCCTTTGGTCTCCATCTTCCATACAACGTGTTCAATTTGTCTATTGATGTTGAGCAGTTCTGTAGTGCGGTCTCCGTGACGCTGGAGTAGTTCGTGAAAGAAGTGCTGGGCCAGTTCATACGTGTTGATCACGTCGGCTTCCAGATAATCCAGCATGACGGATTCCAACACACTGTTGGGTAGTCCGGGACGCTCAGATTGTGGGATGTGGGCCAGCACGGCAGCAGGCAACCAGAAGTCCATCCGATTCCATTGGGTGGTTCCCATGGATGATATGATGGCTGGATGGGCACAATGCTTGGATTCTGCGGTAACCCATTCAATGCGTTTACGCACCAATGCACGGCACTTGTTCACTGTTACAATGAGGTTGTCATCTTCTGGGTATCCACGATCCAAATACTTCTTGGTGAGTTCGTCCAATGCCAATCTGTCTGTGGAGCAATTTAGGTGTCCCAAGATACCTGTGTTGATAATTTTGTCCCAGAATGCAGGTTGTGCTGGCTCATCCCAATCGTACAGACCAGCTTCACACAACGCCTTCATGTCAAAGTGGCTATTGTGCATTACCAATAAGTCGTGTGAGTCCAATACATCGCGGATGCTATTGTGGAATTGCCGTGTACGAGTTCTGGAAGTAATATGGATGGGCATAACGTAATTACTAAACTCTGCCCCATCGTATGTCCCAATCGCAAAAGTTGTGCAACCACTCTGTAGGTAAAGTCCGGTTGTTTCTGTGTCTACTGCCAGCATGGGGTAATCCAAAAAAAGAACCTGCTGCTCTACCGGGGGATAAAACAACAGGTTCTTGTTGGGGGTTATGGAGGCTACTCAGGATCAGGCAGAATCAAATCAGCGTATGCAATTTGACCTGTCTTTTTCCCATTGCGTTCAAGTACAACACACATCTTTGTATCGTCGGCAATCACTACGGTGAACACCAAGGCTTTAAGGGATTTCGGTGGCTTGTACTGGACTTCATATTGAAGCCAATCGCTGGGCTTCCATTCGTCGCTGGATTCGTCATCTGGCGTGTCAGGTACTTCAGCCAGTTCGTCATCCCATTCGTCGGACTCATCGGCTTCTAATTGATCAACCAACTCATCATTGGTTGCGTCACTTTGTGCATCACTGTAGTTATTGTTGGTGGACTTAATGATCCCGGCAAGACGATAGTTGGTGTATGTCTTCCCTGAGTTGGCACCTTTACCTTTCTTTTTAACGACACGTAGGGTGAACTGGGAACCATTCTTACGCAATGCTTCCAGTAGTTTGTCAACCCCTTCTAAATCCACATTGACTGTGTCGATGCCCATCAATTGTAGGTCTTCAAACAATCGTGCTTGAACAGATTCTACAGTATTCCATTGATCATCTTGGAACTTGTGGAATAGGCTGATGCGTTCACCATTGTAGTCACCTTGACCACTGATAGAACCATCGACACGGAACTCAAGAATTACAGCAGGAACGCTGTCAATTGTCACTACAGCTTTGTTGCTGAAATGACATACCACATCACCTTCAGGGCCAGAGTAGTCTTTACGGGCAACTACTTTCTTTGCCACTTCAGTATTCTTTTTCAACCGTGCATTGGACTTCATTAAGGCAGCAATTGAATTTACAGGTTCAGCCATATCATTATTCTTTCAAAAGGGGGTAATTACATTCCTAACGCAACACGCAGATTCTTCCACGTTTCAGCAGCAGAGTTGCCAACTTCCATTTCATCGTTGGGAGTACACCATGTCTTGGCGACGTAATACGTGCTGGGTGAAACGCCGATGAATCTACGATCACCCACTGTGTTCTTCTTTTTAGTTTTGGCATCAACAGATACCATCACTTCTCGGCCAAGATAGAAAAGCCCGTGTAAATCCTTTTTAGTAAAGTCCCAAATCTGTTTGCCCAAGGCCGGTTGAAAACGGTTGTAATCTGGCCCACTGGGATTTTCAACCTGACGATAAGTGCTGTGTGCCACCAACACTACATTTAACCCTTTGGCCACAATGGCCAGACACAATGGGAGAAACTCACTAGACCAATAAGACTCAGCAGCTTTGGTATATCCCCTGCTGAAGCCGTTGAACTGATCACCGTCCATATCTCCACTATACTGCACTGACGCACAGTGTTGGAAACATAGATCCTGTAGCCCACTGGTGGAATCAACTACCAGTGTCTTGAGTCCGTGGGAGTTATCACGGAATCTGGTAAGCGTCTCCAGACATTTGATCCATCCGGGGTGACCAGTTCCATCCGGGATTTGATCGTGCGGGAATAATTCATCCAACACTATGATGGGGATGGCAGTGTCTACTACTTTGCGTTGTTTAAGCAGAAAGATGCCTTGCTCCCCACTGGTAGTGATAAACAACGGGTCGGGGAATTGTGCAGACAGTGAAGTCTTTCCTTCCCCCGGTTCACCATAAATCATCAAGAATTTCCCTTGTGATGTTCTGGTGTCAATTAGATCATCAAAAGATCCAGTGGACGCTGTTAATGTGGGCATGGCTTTCGTGGTTGATTGTGGTGGTGTTGGACGACGTTTAATGGGGGGTGTTGTCATTATGGTTCCTGAGAGTAATTATTATCGGTAAGCCACTTTAGGTCTGAGTCCCAGTGTGGACCCAGTTAGACGATAGTTTCGGAAGCGTTCTTGTGTTCCTTCTGTAAATGGGTTGTAAAGTCCGTAAGGTTGAATCCAATGTACTCTGTTGACTTCTTCTTTGCGGTTGTAATGAGTCATGTATTCGTACCAATCTAAAAACGCTTCGAGCATAGGGTACAGACATTCCTGCATGAACCTTTCGTGTCGTTCAGTGTTTGGCCTAATCCAATATCGAAAAAAGTGGTACTCTCGTTCTTGGTTGATATGTTCAACCAATCTATTTCGGTATTCAGTTCGAGTCTCTTTTGATTTCTGTCTTGGGCCACTGTACCCAAATCCACCCGGTCTACGGATGTGTTGATACCAAATTTTGGCAGGTAGTAACCCGTAGGTGCCAAGGTACAGAAGTGTGTAAAAATTGATCTGTAGGTTGAGGTCAATTTCTCTAGCCAGTTCTTCTTCATTCCATTCTCCACGACATTTGTTTTCCATGATTATGTCGGCACCCTCACCATCCAAGTACCCGTTAAGGATGATTGATCTGCCAGATGGCAGTGTGAGGTTTAATTTGTGGTTTTGCTCTGACTTGGTTACCCCGTATTTGTCTAAGTCAGCACCGTACATATCCACCCATGTTGTTACTTTGTGTTGAGCCAGTGCAGTCCACCAAGCAATTTCTTCATAGTCATCGTACTCACGGCACTGTTTCTCAAACGTGTTGTGGATAAGTTTGGCAGCACCTCGCATCTCTCTGGTCTTAATGAACCCTTCTATGCCTGCTTGAACCAGCAGACCATAACTCATGTTTTTGTTCCAGCGTTCTACGGCTTCCATGTTTTTAAGGTAGGAGACTTCAAATGCAACTTTGTCTACCAACCACAGTTCAAGGCCCGACAGGCTTAGACCGTTTTGTTGTGGGGACCATACTGGTGATGACTGAGCCATTTTTAACAGCCTGACAAAAGGGGTGGAGGTCTTTGAGGTGGATCACTACCAATGAGTTGGCTCTGTCATCAAACTCACCGATGACAATAACTGCCAGCTTATTTTCTTTGGTGGCTTTCTCTCTTTCTTCCACCATCAAGTCTCTAATCATTTTGTTGTTGTGGCGGGTGTACTTACAACTAATGAATAACGCGGGGTGCAATGAGTCACTGCGAGTCATTTTTGAGTTCCCACCACTTAGTGCATTCCTCACTGAAGAAAATATGGTGGCAATGAATCGTTCAAACGACTTCCAAGTATCCCTGTTCATAAGAGTGTCCATGTAAATAAAATAGATCACACACTGGCGTAGAACCATTGTCGATAAGTGTGTGGTCTGGGAGGGGGTTGTCACACCCACAATGAATGATGTGGAACCCGTGAATCCACCAACTACTCAACAACTTCGTTATGTTGGATAGACGTGAGCGTTTTTAACTTTGAAGCTGGTACGCACAAACAGCAGGCACACTATGCCGTTGTCTTTGTTTTAGTCGATGAAGGTTTGCTCGGCTTACGCTTGATAGGCGGTTTTGGATCAGGGTTGTCGTTACTGTC